CCTCCATTATCAGGAGAACCAGCAGGAGAATTACCTCCATTATTTCCTTGACTTGGTGAAGTATTTGGAGTGTTTCCTGAACCTCCTGGACTATTTAATTGACCACCACCAGAACCACCACCAGAACCACCATTTGCTCCTGCTCTTTCAGTTGACAAACCTCCTCCACCTCCACCTCCAGCAGAAGTTATAGTTGATAAACCTGAACCTGAAATTGAAGAATTAGAACCAGAATTTCCTCTTAAATTTACACTAGTTTGTGCAGCACCACCATCTCCCACTGTTACTGTAATTACTGTTCCAGAAGATACTGTTTGAGTAGATGTTCTAAATCCTCCAGCACCACCGCCACCACTAGCATCACTAGGTGCTAAAGCACAGCCACCAGAAGCACCACCAGCTACTACTAAAAAATCTACTGAATAAGGTTCTGGTAATAAAGCATCTGTTCCTTCGTTAATTCCTGATGTTGCTAACCAACCTTGTGTTGCATCTATATAAGTTAAAATTACACCTTCTCTTTCACCAGTTAATAGTAAATTACCTGTTATACCCTCTATTTTATTTCCATTTGGATTTATTGTTAAATTATTTGTATCAAAAGTTCCTGCATAATCTACTAATTGAACTTGAGCACCTGCTGTAGGTGTTCCTGAAGGTAAAGTTACTGTACAAGCATTTGAAGTTGTATTTATAAAATATGCTCTACCTGCTACAACAGTTATAGTACTTGTTGTAACAACTGATTGCCATGCAAGACCAGAGTCTGCAAAACTTAAACTGCCTGATCCATCTGTTTTTAAAAATTGTCCAGAAGATCCATCTGCATTTGGAAATTTAATTCCATCTAAATTTATTTTACCAGAACCTTTTGGAGTGATTTTAAGATCAATATTTGTATCACTTCCTGTTGCTGAAATTTCAGGGGCATTAGCTGTTGCAGCATTTGTAATTGTAAATTCATTTACTGCACTTGCAGTTGTTGTAAATTTAATTTGTTCATTAACATTAGTGTCATTAATTTGAGTAATAATTGGAGTAGTATTTCCTGTGTCTACAATATTTGTTCCATCTGCAAATAGTATTTTTGTAGATTTATCTGCAGCTGCAAAAGTTACACCTGTCCCACCTGCTTGTTTAAATTCAACTGTAAAAGCACCTACTGTGCCATTAGCTACAACGTATGTTTTTTCAATTGCTGTTGGAATAGTTACTACTTGATTACCTGTAATTGTTCCTGTTAATTTTATAACTGCATTTCTTGCATTAGAAATTGCACCATTAGACATTGTAAGAGCTGTTGTTTGAGCTCCACCAGCAATAGAAATTGCTTCGTATCCACCAATTGCTTGTTGTAATAGATATAAATTTGTATTTGTAATTTGGCCCCATGTACCAGCGTTTTCGCCAGTTGCCATTATTGATAGCTTAAGATCTGATGAGTATATTGTGGCCATTTAAATCCTTATTTTGTTCTTATTAAAATATTTATCAGTTTTTGTCAACTAATACAACCCCTATATTATGCAGCTACTTCTGTCCAATTTATAGATTGTCCAGTATCTACTGGTGTCCAAGCGGTAACATATAATTGACCGGTAGTTCCAGTCAAGCTAAATCCAGTTACATTTACTGTTACATCTAATTTAGTAACCACTGAATTTAAAGATAATGTAGCTAAATTAGTTGTTAAATTTACAGGTGTATTTAAATCTATAGTTACACTATTTAATGAAGTAGTTAATTGTTGACCTGTTAAAAGTGCAGCAACCGCTATATCTATATCTACATTTCCATTAAAACTTAAAGTTAATTGTTGACCAGTTAAATTGGCATCGGGACCTGGATCTACTATACCTAAAGCTGATGTTAATGATTGTCCTGTTAAAGAAACATCAGTTGCTATAAGGGTAGTTACTGAATTTAATGTTGTTGTTAATTGTTGTCCTGTTAAAGTAAGATTAGCTGTTCCTGTGGCAGTTACAGAATTTAAAGATGTATTTAATAATTGCCCTGTTACATTTGCAACAGTTATTATATCAACAGTGGTATTTCCTTCAAGAGTTGAAAGACCTAAGTTTTCTCCCCAACCAAATTGACCCCAACTATTTGATCCCCAAGTTGTAAGTGTTCCAGGAGCTGTTACTTGAACAGTAACATCATTTAATCCACCAAAGGTTCCTGCACTCCAACTTAATTCTCCCCAAGCTGAATTAGCCATGTAAGAAAACTCCTAATTAAGAAATTCTGATAATAGCTGCTGAACTTGTAAATGCTGGGAATTGAATAGTAAATGTTCCTGCTGTAGCTGTCTTATCAGTTGTAAAACTTAATACTGCAACCGCAGCATTACTGAATGATGTATTATATATCAAACAACCTCTAGCAGTTAATGTAACGTTCTGAAAAGATAAATCAGCAAAATCTGTGAAAGCAACTGTTGATACAAGAGATGTTCCAGAATTTACTAATGCTTTTCCACCTGTTGTGTAACCTGTTCCAGAAGAACTTACTTCACCACCTGTTGTATAAGAAGTTGTTGCTGCACCTAATGTTGCAGTTGATACATAAAGAGCTAACTTAAATCTATCTCCAGTTCCAGCTGGTGTTGTAAAATCTTGATCACCATCTAATAGTTGTTTTTTAAAACTATTTGGTAACGCTTGTGTAATAGCCATACTTGTTTCTCCTTATTGTGGTTTTCGAGCTATACGAGGTTCTCCATCTAGAAACTCATCAGTTCGTCTTCTTCCCATTTGTTCTAATGAGAATCCTTCGATAGCTTGCTTATATCTATTTTCATAATATTGCAACATATCATTTGGACCCTTCAAAAATCCATACGCCTCAACTAGGCAAGCATATAATAAACCATTGGGAAATTGTTGACTTAAATATGTATTAGCAGTTGTAGCGGATAATCCAGTTGGTTTCAAGATATAATTCACTTGAATTGTATAAGCTTGATCTGGGGTTGGAGCTACAATAACAGTATCTTCATCCCAATTTGCATAATATTTAGGAATTCCTGTTGTATTACTTTGATTATATTCATTAATAAATGTCATATCTCTAACATCTAAAAATGATATGGTTCCATCTGTATTAAATACTTGTGCGGATCTAATAACTAATAAATCTGCTGGTGTATTAAAATATTTTTGAGTTACAACAACTGAAGCTGTTGCATATTTTCTATTATTATCAGAATCTACATCTCTTAATATTCTAAATTCAGCGTCTTGAATAAATCCATCAATAATAGTTGCTGTTAATACATTAGAATCTACTTCTGTATAATTTCTTATTTTAGTAACTAATTCTGTGTATGTCATATTAAGCCTGTAGTGTAACCGGTCCTGCAGAACATTGTGCCCCGCCACCAGATATATTTCCTGTTGTTGCCGTACTTGTACTTAAAAAATAAAAATAATTTAAAGTATCACTTACAATACCAGATGAATCAATTTTTCCAACTGTAATTGTAAATCCATTGGCATTTGAAATATCTGTAACATTATCAAATGATGGAACATCATCAAAAGAATCTTCTCTAGTTGGTGTACCTACTATATTAACTTGTGGAGGCCCTCTAAATCTTACGATATTACCAGTAGATCTCTCATGATCTTCTGAATAAACATTAATATAAGTAGAACCTGCATACTTAGTCGTTGAAAAGGGATTTAAAGTTAAAGCAATAATTACTGGTGGTTCTTGTCTATCAGGATGGGCATATCTTAAACCTTGTGGATCAGCTGTAGTTGGTTTTGGATCTAATTGAGGTTGTTTTGGTTCGTATTCTGAAACATGTACCCATGAACCATTCCATTCTTGAACCATTTCTTGATATGGAAATCTACAACCAGAACGGTCAGAGATCATGTATGCAAATCTACCGCTTGAGTTTTTAGACATTTGGATAATAAGTTTTTGGAGTTATAAATGAACTTGAAGAAGATCCATCACCATCTAATGCTCTTAATAATTCATCTTCATAAAATAATTTTAGTTCTTGTGTTCTTTGTGGAGCAAGTTTCAATGAAACATAATAGGCAAGTCCCGCGCACATGCAGGGAACAAATCTATATGGAACATCTGTTGCATTTGTATAAGCTCCAACATCTTGAATTCTTTTAGCATAGTAATATTGCATTACATTATTTACCTGTGATGCTCCTGGAGTTAAATATAAAGTAATTGTAATTTTATCTATAAATCTTTGTACATAGTATTGTGTTGGTTGACCCTGTGAATATTTAGATGATAATCCACTGTAAGCTGATCTATTAATTTTAGTAAGTGGAAAATCAACAACTGGTGTTTGTTCTGTGTTTCTATAAACTGCTTCTAAAATATCATCGGGTCCATAAGTAATAGAATTATAATCATATACAGTTGCATTATCTGCATGAATTGCAGCAGTTGTGCTATTAGCACCTCTGACACATCCTGTAATTTGATTATTACTTGTATTTGTACCTGTGTAAGTAATTTGTTCTGAATCTATTAATAAAGTTCCAGTCGTTGGAAACTGCCAAACTGAATCTAATGTAATTGTAGTTTGAGATGCAGTGATTGCACCATCTAAATAACTAAGTGTTCCATCTGAAGTTCCATCAGATGTTGATCTATAAATAGTATAAGT